TACCAGTCAGAGCCTGTGGAGTATTTGACTCACCAGTCTGTTCGTCTAGCATCAGGTACACACCATCAATAAAAACTACATCTGGCTGTAGGGTTTGAATCTTGCTTTGAATTGCAGAAACTGTTATGCCGTGAGCGGAGTCAACCAGCCAGAAATTTGCTTTATCCTCTGCCATAGTCTCAAGTGCTTTTTGTAGTCTTTGCTCTTCGGTTGTAGTCAGCATACCTGAAATCAATCGGTTGTGTGATACTTGAGCGCGCATAGAATCATAACGGTTTTGCTGTTCACGGTTAGTCATCTCAAACGACTGGAACATTGGAGATAGTCCTTGCTTGTGAACATTGTTTGCAATCTGTAGGGCAAGGGTTGATTTACCGGTTTTTGGAGTAGCGACTACAACAATCAACTGACCTTTTTGTAAACCATTAGTAACGTTGTCAATAGTCGGAAATCCTGTGGCAACACCGAGCAAACCTGGATTATTTTTGCGGAACAGGTAGTCTTCCCACCGTGACTCTGTGGTATTAATCAGGTTTACATCAGAGGTTTTATTTAGGCCCTCTTCCTCTAGTTTGACAATGCCACCCTGCATAAGAAGCAAGGCTGCTTCATGGTCTTTTTCAGTTTGAATTGCCTCTACAGCAAGACGTAATGTATTGCTAATGGATAATTTACGTCTACGGTCTACTAGGTCATCAATCAGATAATCAATTGAATCAGTTAATTCTAAAAGCTTATAGGTAGGGAAGTTAGATGAAACAACTTCTTCGCTCGGGCATTCACCGTATTTAGCAAAATGGGTGCGCAAGAAAATCCAAATGCGTTTATCATCTTCGCTTGTAAACCAGTTATCTGAAACGTTGTTCTCAAATAGCGGAGATAAGTCGCGGACTCTAATAGCCGCACTTAATAGTTTTGCTTCTGTACTCATAGGTTAGGAAAGTCCATTCCCCATCTGCCGTACCTAAGTAGGCGAGATGGTATATCAATTACTCCAATGACTTCTGGTCTATACGGTAATTCTTTAACTAACGCATCAACCGATTTATATGCTGTTCCGTAGCGGAACGGATTAGTGCCTATCTTATCAAGATAAAGCATGATGTCAACCATGTCATCCTCTGAATTATTAAAGCTCACTAATTCCATAGTTAAACCTCGTTTAAGAGATACCATGTAAAGATGGCTTAGAACAAGTCGGTTGTATTCTCTGCGTCTTTTTTTCATGGGAATAATCCCTAATACCTTTTTTTCATCCTCATAAACATCGGTTATTATGTCCGTGGTTACAATGACTCGTTGTGGAAGAGCGTTGCTAATATCATTATTTTGCATCAGTAAACCTCTATTTTTCCAAATCTTATAACCAGCTCTCTAAAACTTTTTTCATCTTTCATTGCTCTTCGTAATTCATCATTTGTAATTCTTTCAGAAAACTCGAACTGGTATACACCGTTATTTTTAGAAATCCTACTTTCGATTAAGGCAACATGTTTGCATGTTTTTTTAACTTTAAATCCTGGACAACTGCATAGTAAGTTTTTATTTTGGTCACTACTTACTTCAAATATAGATGGTCCTGGATAATCGGATTGATAACTTAAAAATATTTGAAGTAATCTTGTATCTGGTCTTTCTTCATCCATTTTACTTTCTCAAATCTGTGATTGAGTCCATATTGATATATATAAAGGACTCGTTGACAAATGATTGGGTGGCTGAGCCATAGTGTAATTCCCAGTCATCAATTTTGATATTAGTGGTGACAATAGTAGGGAGTCCATTATTGAACCTAGTGCGAAGAACATGGTGAAGCATATTCTTTTGCCAACCAGATGCACTGGCATGCTCTTTGCCTACATCATCTAGAACTAGGACGCGGACATTGTACGCGTCATCGTAAGCCTCGCCTAAAATACCGTTGTATAACAACTCTTCATCACTATCATGGTCATCCATAATAGAACCCTTTAGTTCTAGCAACCCATTGTATGTAATGAAGTAGCAAGGTCGAGACACAGTCTTTCCTGGCTCCATTCCTAAAAGCTCTGGTTTAGCGCTTCGTAATATATCCTGCAGTATAACGTTTCCCATTGTGGTCTTTCCACGACCTGGTAGACCATACAGCATCAAACCTAGACCGCAACTACGTTTACCCTCGGCACGTATAATACTTCCGTCATAAATAGCCTTAAGCCATTTATTTATGTAATCCATAATGTTTTGCGGAACTGCCGTACAATCTGATAATTCCCAGCCAACTTTTGCTGGTGGAATACTTGCTATCTTTAACCATGTACGTCTACGAGCAGGTAATTCATCTGACTTAAACATCTTGCTCCTTATCTAAAAGTGAAAGTTTCTTTACCGTCAACTCTTCATCACGAATAATATTAGTCTCAATTTCTTCAACGGAAATCAACTGTTCTTTAGCCTGCTGAATTAGGGAAGGAGCCTTGTACAAGAATGCTCTCCAGAGATGGTTTCCGTCTGTGTATTTTTCGGTTTTAATTGTTTCAAAGAATAGTTCGATAAGTTTGAGTTCCAGTTCTCCATCGGTGGAGTGCTGTTTCCTAAATACCGAGAGTGCCTGTACAAACCTGGACTGGGCCACGCTGAACGGTTTAATGGACCAGATGTCCGCGAGCCTGTCCGCAAATTCATATGCGACATCCTTACAAGTCCAGTTGATTGGTGCAACCCGTGACCTATGTAAATCTTTTCTATGCTGTGCCTTTGCTTCTTTAGCCTCCGCGTACTCAGCCTTTTTCTGCTCCATAAACTTCTTACGCGCAAGGATAGTCTCATCATCACCAGAGGAGGTCCTTTCAAAGAACTCATAACCCACTTCTTCTTCTTTCCCTTTGACCTCGTCAAAGAATTTATTTGTAACTATATTAGTAGTACTAGCTGTATAGCTATTGTAAATACTGCTTACCTGCTGTACTGCTATATTGCTGTATCCAGATAGTACCGATTTGGTGTTATCTGACAATACCAGTTTAGTTTTTGTTCCACCACCTACAAGGCGTGTCATTTTTAGGCAATTTGCCTCTCGTAACTCTTTTAGGACGGATGCGCTTTTGCGTCTGCTTAGGCCGCAGTTATCCATAAGGGTACGGTGATTAATCGTAAGTGTACGATTAAGATACAGAAATATAAGGCAGTCTTTAGCCTGCCTGCTTAGTTCTACGGACATTTTAGCCTTTTATAATCTTTTTAAATTCCGTTGCAAATGAACGGGCAAAGATTTTACCAAGCTCTGATACTAACACAGTCAAAGTTTCTTCAAGGTCGTATTCACTATCATAGTCAGTGCTAGGTTCTTCAGTAGCCGTTACTTCTACCTTAATCTCTTTAGACTTTGTAGTTACAGTCTCGGCTTCTGGAATTTTGGGTCTATCCGGCCTTAGAATGGGCTCAGAACCGATTGGAATTATAATAAGGCCATCAGTTAGGTCATAAGCCAAAATAGAGGCTTCCTGAGCCACTGAAGCCGCTAATTGACATGCTGGGTCTTCATCATCCCAAAGAACAAAGAATTTAAGGTCTTCTCTAGGAGTTTCAGTAAGCAGGCTGGCATAGTCGTTGTTACCATATACCAGAACTGGGATTTGTTTTTCATTGGCCCATTGGTGAGCCCATATCTGACCATCAGATTGCTCTTGGTCAAATACCAGCGCAATGTTAGCTTCGTCAACAGAATCAACTACATCACTAATTAGAGCCTCTACGTTGGCTCTGGTTGTTTTTGCGTTGCCTATAACCGCGATGGTTACTCGTCTCATATTTACCTCCTTGGACGGAGATTAAAGTCTATACACAAAACATACAAAACGTCAACTAGTAGCAGAACGCCCAGTTATAAGGGCAAATGTTGCTCCCATAGGTATGTACTCAGTAAGTTCAGAATTCAACCGAGTTATTGCAGCAGACCTATTTTTATAGTAAATCCCTCTACCATCTATGGAAGAATAGTTTTCCCATAGAAGGTCATCAGTCATTCTGTACCCCGTTCCTCCATCAAAGTAGGTTAATGCTGATGTTGATAGCTCAAACAATACTGAATCTAGATAGTAGATGTTTCCATTTGCGCCTGTAAATACAAAACTTATTACACCAACTGCTGCGTCTGCGGGAGACAACATAGTTCCAATCGTAATAGTTGTACCCGCAGCAATTGCAGCTGCGATGCTTAAAGTTATAGTTTTTGTAGTGGAGTTATATGAGCTAACTGTAGTACCGGATGCAATACCATTACCTCTAACAGATTGTCCAGATACAGCGGCAACATCAGTCTTAATGACTACTGATGTGCCGGTTGCATCTTGGGCTACAGTTGCAAATTTTGATTTTGGAGTCAAGGTCACTCTTTGGAAGCTACTAGTTAAAGTAATAGAGTCACTTATATCGGTCTGAACTAACGTTCCACTTTTATTTTTCCATTCAACTTTAGCCACAACAGTCGCTCCAGCTGTTCCCTTTACATAAGCAGACAACGAGTATGCCTGATTAGGAAGCACCTTATTTCCAGAAACACCTATCGTTGCTGTTCCAGAAGATGTTGGCGTCGTATTTACATAAAATACAGAAGATGTTTCTATTGAACTCACTACAGTATTAGCTGCAAATGTACCAGCCCCAGAAATTATGCTTAGTGCCTGGCCAGGAGTTAAATTAACAGTTCCATACTTACTATATGAAGTTCCAATAAGAAGCCTATTTGTACTTATGCTGACATTAGAAATTTCAAACAATTGTTGAACAGTAGTCGTCGTAGTACTGGCTGTTATTTTCGCAGAACCAGTACTAATAGATAAACCGGAACCAACGGAAGAGGTTGGGTATACATTTGAAACTCCGGACTCTAAAGCAATAGAGCCTCCAGTAACAGACCAATTTTTAACTGATGATTCAAAGCCTGGATTTATTGCCTCATTTGCTCTAGTAGGTTGCAAATATAAATCAATTCTTCTAGCATCGGTGTAAACAAACGGGGTATATGCCGCACCTTTAGAGCTTTCAAACTGAGCGGCATCTATGTAAGTAACATCGGGAGTTCCTGTAAAGGCTGAAAATTTAAGATAAGGAATAGCATATGCGGCTCTAGAAGGGGCAACGGTAGGTGTGCTAAACGTCGATATCCAACTGCCGGCCGGACCTGACCCGTAACTTGAATCTTCAAAATAAGTTAAATAAGAACCAAATTTGTCATACCATTTAACCCCAAGAGACATAATGCTAGAGTTTGTAACAGAAGCGCTAGTGTACACGCTAAATTTATAATAAGTTCCGGAAGTTACAGGTACTCCATAAAGCACTGGGTCAAAAATACCAAGGCTACCCGTTCCTGTTATAGAAGTTCCATTTGCTACAGCAGTATTTTCTACAGTAACTCTTCCAGTATCATCTGAGTAAATAACTTTATATGTACCATTTACAGAGGCGGGGCTAAATCCTTTTACGTTTAACATGCCTCCAGTTTTAAAGACAGGTAGTAAATTAGAGAAAAAAGTTATGTATCCATTTGATACAGTGGGTACATGCTTCGACGAATCAACTGCATAACGGTCTAATGACATACCGTATGAAAAAGTTAATTCTGGGTCTGGAGCACCAGTATTGGGGACGCTTAGTTTTAGATATCCTTTTTGCCCGTTTAAGTATCCGGTAGTAGAATTGGTCTCTACATAAGGAGCAAGAGTCGTTCCTTCACTAGCCATGGTTGTTGACGCAATCGTTGACCCGCCAGAACCACCGGCAATATCCCAAAAACCTGTTCCAGTTTCAAAGGACGAACAATCAGTAGTTAATAATAGATTTCTAGGAGACCCAATCGATACGTTGTATCCCGCAAAAGCACCAATAAATTCTTTTATACCAGTAATCGAACCTTTGTTTAAATAGATATTTGATGCGAACTGCAATAGACGCCTGGCTTGAGATAATCCTAAAACAGTTTCGTAATTAAAACCAAAACTGTTAAGCATAGAAGGTATTAAACGACCATCTATTTTTTTAATATCATATCTATTTTTTGCGTTGTCTATCATTGTCTTAGTTAAATCGTAACTAAACGCAAAGGTTCTTAAAAAGTTATATAGGTCTGTATTTTGTCCAGATGTCCCAAAAGAAGCAAGAGCTGAAGTTGATTTATAAGCTTCAGGTAAAAAGTCGTACATAATATTAGCTGTATTGTAATTATTTGCAGATACTCCAACTGCAGTACCAACTCTTTGCCAATAATTGTTCGTATACACAAACACTGAGTAATAGTACGTTCTGCCTAATTCTAAATAATTTGGGTAAAAGTTAAGTGTAGTACCAGCAGGAATATTTGCGTAATCGCTTAGGGTTAATGATTTGCCATTAATTGCAGCAACAGTAGTTCCTCCAATAATTCCGCTTCCAGAGTTTGGTCCATAAGATAAACCACTAGATGTATAGGAAACCCTTTGGTTAATTTTTATATTTGAATCTGACATCTTTAATGACACATACTTACTGTTAGTTACACTACTATCTACAGTCCCTGTGTAAACAGAAGAAGCTAAACCGCTAAGCTGGTCTATGTATGAGCCATAATCTTTATAAGTATATATTTCACCTAACATTGAATCAGACACGATTATAGTAGCACCTGATAAATTCACAGTTGGCGCAACATTTACAATAAATGTAGTTGAATCAATAATTTGGGTAATTGCTGTAATATCACTAGTATCAAGTGTTCCAGTACCAGCAGTAATAGATGAAACGGTTTGACCCTCAGATATATTTGCTGTACTAGATACGGTAAATTTTGTTCCAGTCGAACTTACACCAGTAAGGGTAACTGGAAGACCACTTCCTGCTGTAGATAAAGCAGTTTTAGTTGTTTGATAAATTAAATCGCCATCATCCGCAGTAGTTGGATAATCAATTGGGCTTCTTAATACAAGTAATTTTGAAAATGACGCATTATATGTAGGCATAAACCAAGATAACTCTATACACCCGTAGTCAGCAGAGCGAGCTATGAACGGATAGATATTAAAATTAGCTACAGTCGCAGACCCGTAGGTAAACGTGTAATACTGTTTACTGCCATATACTGTCATTTAATCACCTATTATTTAACGCCATATACAGAGTAAGTAGCTGCTGCCGGATAGTTAGCTCCTGTTGTTACCGCTAAAACAACTTGAGTTACAGCAGCAACATCTATAGAACCTGCTCCATATCCAGCATCAGAATACCAAACAGCAGTTTTTCTTCCAGCATTGGCAACGTTATAAATTTCTAAAGTTACAGAATCTCCGGTTAAAAATGCAGCGTTAGCGCTTGCTAAAAACCCTACTCCATTAGTACCTCCGGCACTTGTAGGGGGTGATGCATAAGTAAAGTTTGCGTATTTATATCCAGAAGTAGCTGAGTTTACTTTAATTAAAACTGCACCTTGGTTAGTTGTGGCTTGAGTAGTACAGTTAATTACTATTACAATTTTTACATAACTGCTACCAGCAACCGTTACAGTCTTTGATGCAGTCCAGTTACCCGAATCAAGTAACGTATACCCAACTCTAGCACCGTCTGTAGCATTAGCGGTTAGACCCGCCTCAAGATTTTGAAGTCTTGCGCTCACGTTATTCAGTGTTCCAGGTACGGCGGTATATGTACCAATGCTACTTGTGCCCAGCACAGACCCCGCGGGGTTAGTACCTAAAGCTGTTTGCACAGCGACAACTTCTGATTGTAGGTCATTTACATCAGCAGCAGCTACGGTAGTAACTCCGTCAACTTTTGTGGTAAAGCTTTTTATATTATTTGGATAAGTGGCCATTATTTCTCCTTAAGAAAGTCCGCCAGTGGTTTTTATAGTTATTGTTCCCTTGACTGGGATTTCATTTATAGCGCAGTTAACTGTTTCAATAGACTTAAGCCTTATATAGTTATCCGCACTTGAATAAGGTTTTGTAAAGGTCAGTGCGCCTGTTCCAGAACCGCTTGGTTTTGAATTCAATGTAATTTTACCAGTCCCGATAGATTTAACAGTGCTGATAAGATTTGTTCCAGTGACGTTCATACCAACTTGAATTCCAGTTGTGCTGCTAACTGTAAGTTCTGTAGTAGCAGTAGTCCAGCTAGTAGAAGATGTAATACCAGTAGGCGTGGCCGCTGCCATAGACTTATTAAAGGTAACTGTATTGCTAGTTGCGCTAGCTATAGTATAAGTCCCATCTACAGTAGAATCAACATTGTATACATAAATAGTATCACCAGCTACCAAACTATGATTTGTGCTAGTTGTTAAAGTAATTGCAGTTGTAGTGTTCGTATAGTAAGAGACACTAAATACTTTTTCATCTGTATTTCTTCTTAGATGTGTAATTACGGTAGTAGTATCAACACCGCTAATTCCTAGTAATGCTGTGACTATAAAGTTTGGTGATATAATATCCGCAAAGAATGAATTGTTGTAATCAAATAAGCTAGATAGCATACTATCTACTTGAGCCAAAACAGTGCTTTGTTGATAACTCTTAATTACCTTTAAATCCAAATCTATATTTACAGGTACATAGCTTGGTGGTTGAACCGATAGATTTACGTTAGGGGCTACCTTATCAGTAAAGTATGACAAAATTGTACTTTGTAAAGATGCAAATGATGTGGTAGGGTCACCGGTAGAAGTTACCTTAGCATTTGCAGATAATCCTGTATTAATGGCTGTACTGTATGTTCCTTGAACTGTAAACTTTGTGCTATCTGCGTATGTGACCAAAACAGGCGCATAGATATTATAGTTAACCGGTGCCATACCTGTTACACTAACGTATTGACCAACAGCTAGTCCGGAGTTAGTGCAAGTATATGTTAAATAGGAAGTTCCGCTAACATAAGCTGTACTATCACTAGCCGTTTTTTCTACCTTAGTTACACCAGTAAAAGGGCCATAAGTAGATGATGCTGCAGAACTATTAGGTCCAACATATAAGTTTACGCTGGTCCATACGGAGGAATCAGCAATTGCCTTTGATACTCCTGGAACTTGTAGAGCCATATAAGCGTAGTCTTTAAGAGAAACTGCGCGCCTAAGAGTACGTAAAGCTCTGGGAGCATTAACTCTAATTGAGTCACTGCTTTCAATATCCGTACCACCGCTAGCATCAGAGGTCTGTGTTACAGTTATGTTTGAAACATTGTTATTTGCAAGTCCGGTAATAGTACCAGCTGATATATTACCATCAGCTCCAACTCCAACTCTATAAGTTGCTGTTACTGTAAGCGACACCGTAGGAACTCTTCCAAATACACCATCGCCAAAAATAACATAAGTGTAGCCATCGGAATCTACAGATGTTGTAAATGTAGAATCATAAGAGGTGCTATCAACCAATGTTGATACGTAGGTATATTGAATATCTCCAACAAAAACTTTTAGACTTGCTGTAGAACCGGAGCCATTAATAATTACGTTAGTAGAGTTTATCTTAAACACCTGATTTGGTGCACCTGTAGACGTGCCAAGAGTAACGTTAGAATAAGTAATTCCTTGCGTTGCGGTAACCGTAACTGAAGAATTGGCTGGCACATACGCATCACTATCTAATTCAAAGGTTACATCTGTAGTTTGGCCATTTATTATTTGACTTCCTTTAAACTGAGTAAGAGAAGGAACTATAATATCTGAGGCAGATGTATTACCCAGTGTAAGATTTACAATCGCTGGCTGATTTGTTGTAACAGCATATCCTAGCATTGCGGCAAGTTGAAGAATGCTTTGTCTTTGGCTTGCTGTGCTTAGAAAACCCTCAGAAGCAGAACGGTCTGCATAGTAGTTTAGAATATCCCCTAGATATGCAAAAAGCTCTAATAGAGTAACCCCAATATCTGACGGATTTGTAGCGCTCCACTTTGGGTTAAACTGTTGTGCTAAGGTGGTTAAATCATTAAGTAGCGCAATATAGTCCCTGGACGTATAGTCAATTTGCGGGATATAAGTAACTAAAGAGTTATTTGTATCAGCCATTGTTTATCTCCTGAATAAGGTCCCCGGAACGATTGAATATTCCGGTATTAATTGTAACACTATCTACTTCGCCAGTGGGCAAGGCATAGATTAAAGATATAGATAATAACCCAGCTCCTGGGTCAAAAGTTGGAGTTATCCTATTAAGAATAAGGTCAGGAAGCCACTTACTAAAGGCCTGATTAATACTGTCATTTATAATTTCAGCAGCGGTTGCCTCCGGTTCAAAGACCGCAGAGTATAGGTTACTTCCAAAGTCTGGTCGCATTACGCGCTCACCGGGCCTAGTTCCAAGAACCAATAAGATTCTGTTTTTCCAAATAGTTCTATAGTCGCTAGACGCACCAAGAGTAGTAAGATACTTACCATCAGCGCTTCTACCAAAGCTAAATGGGTAATCTAATTGAACTTCATTCATTTAAAATGTTCCTAACCATAGAGGGAAATTGGGGTTTCCACCTTCAAACATAACCCAGCAAGGGTCTCCCGCAACTGGGTTAAAGCCACCAACCAAGTCTACAGTAGCTACTACTGAAGCGGTTGATGGATATACAGGACTAGTACTTGCGGGGTATGTAGCTATATATGTATTTGATTTATTACAAGTCCACCAAAGTTCTATGTAATCATTTGCTTTAGCATTAATAAGATAATTCCATCCCGTAATTGAATGACCATCGCCACCAGCGTGGCTGTTAGGTATAGATACAAGACCAGTAGAACCGTCTAAATCCACACCATTTTGCCTTAACCATACCGATACATCTGAAAGAGCTACATCAGTATTTACAAACTGAGCGGACCATTGGAAATTATAAATACCAGCTTTTTTAAAAGTTATTTTAGTATTATCGCCGCCGTCTACATAAACAAACTGTGTAGTAGTAGTATCAGTATATCCCAATCTCATAGATATCGGAGTGTTGGCGGCTGGAGGGTATGTACTGTCGCCCACAGACGTAGAATCTTTATTACCGGCAAACTGGTTTGTGAAATCATAAAAAGAACCATAAGGCACTTTCCTATTTTCAGGTACACCGATAATAGGCCAAGCCCAGTTAGTTATTTCATCGCCTGATATCTGAGGGACTTTAAGGGCAACTCTACCTTTACCCAAAGGGTCTGTTGTAGAAACAACAACTCCTCTATAAATACCGTAATATCTCATATCTTTTGTGCTCATATTCTATACACCTTTGCTCTTACAATTTCCGGCATATTTTTTTCATTATATGTATATGTTAAATCCCCATGAGTAGAACCCCATTTTGAAACAGAAACCAATGGACCAGTGAGCCCTAAACGATTTGTTCTATCAACAACCTCATACTGTTGAATAGGGATAATAGATAACCCAGGCGTATTTAATACAGTTTGTGGAGAAACAATCGTGTTGTTCACGTTCGGAATAACACGCCTTGTTGGGTTGACTGGAGGAGTAACAGGCTTATTAGGGTCAGAAATTTGACCCAAAGAGTCTGTTGCTACCGTCATAGAAATTGTGTAAACAGGTTGATTTAATGATGCCTCTATTGTTTCATGAAGAATACTAAGCACTGTCCAATAGCCAGTATACTCATCTCCAATATTATTTAGATATACAGGAAGGCAGGGTCGTACTGAAGAAACTCCTATGCAATCTACTTCTGCAATATAAGGAAAACTGCTATAGTCATCGGAGCTTTTTGCAAGATGAGACGCGGTGGTAAAGTCATTAGCTACCGCTTCTGTATCGTGGTCGTCAAATAACTCTGGATTTGAGTCAGCTCTGCTTGGAGTAAACGGGTCCTGATTTGTGACTTTAAAATAACTTCCATCTATAGGATTAACACCGGCAATTGAAGTCGCAGCCTTTTTAAAACCAAGATGGCTCATGGTTTCACTAATTATAGGATTAAATCCATAAATAGGATTTTTAGTTTTAAACCCAGCATCGCCCTTATCAAATATAGCTGCCTCATTTATATATCTATTAAACTCTTCCCAAATTGGATGAAAATGTATTTCGGTATTTTCTGCTCTTAGTAGATATCCGCATTCTCTTGCTAAAGAAACCATAAGCTCCCAATCAGTTCTGCCTCCCTGAACAACAGAAGAATAGATGCGCTTATGTGGATGAACCCTGTAAGCAAAGTTATATTTTTTTGCTATTTCAATAATTACTTGGCTAGCAGTAACGTTTCTATATATCTTTTGACTAGATTGGTGCATGTAATAAGACGCTCCAATCCATCCAATTTTTGTAAAGTTTTTAGAAACTTCTTGGATGTTTTCTACGTTATGCACCATCCCATAAAATTTTTTACCACGTATGCTAATCACCATAGGAGAACCGGGCTTTATAGTAGATGGGCTGACGTTCCAATCTCTAAAATAAACATCAGCGTAGTCATGAGCAAACACCTCTTGGCGAAGAGTAACCCGATAGACGCGCTTAGGCGCTCTGTCATTATGCGGAAAATAAACAGAGGCGTAAGCTGCTTGGTCCATGCCGCCATCAGCAATTGCATTCATAGGATTAGCCACGCGGTATCCTAATCCTTGTTCCAACAGGCACGTTTAACCAATCAATTATTTGTGGGTTATTATCAGCAATTAACCACCATTTACTCGGATAAGAATAAAAATGAAAAGCCACGGATTCAATTCGGTCCCCGTCTTTCCAGTCATATATCGAATAATTTCTTTGAACGGTAGGCGAAGAAGGGAACTGGTAATAAACAGTAGGAGAGGGGTCTGCATCAGGTTTTACAGAAAAAAACTTAATAGGCATTTTTTCGTACCTAGACCCTAAATAAATAGGCATTATTTTCCTCCATTACTTGAAGTACTTAGGCCAGCTGTAGCAAGCAGGTTGAGAGAAATATTTACATCACTTCTAATAGGAATCATATCAGGGGTAAATCCAATATGCGTAACACTCATAGAAGTTACATATCCTATATATGATAGCGGACCAACGTCTACGTTAAGTAGGGTAGGCATAAGCCAACCAATATCAGCCGTAATAATTCCTCGTGCATTTTTCCAATAGTCATTAGAAGAAGAACCTCCACCAGGACCAGGGCCATTTATAGCTTTATATAGATATTCAATATCGGCTAAAGTACCTCGTTGGAAAAGGTCGACTAACTTTTCTTCTACAGTAGATACCTTTCCCTTTTTAATAAGGCCACTATTAAAACTTCCGGCATTTTGATAAAATCGTATAAATCTATATGTGTCCTTAGCCGAAATAAAATTATTTTGTCCTGTATTAGTAGAATCCTGAACAATATTCGTAGGGCGCTTAAAATATGCGTTAGCGCATGCAAAATCATTTGTTCTATCTATTCTAAGAGTAAAACTAATTGTCTCTGTAGCAGGGAATGCCCCAACAGTTGCGGCAAATCTATCTTGAATTTGTGGGGTAGCATCCATTTGAACAGACACCGCGGTACCAAAAGTTTCTGGATTCCATAAAAATTGGAAGCCGTATTTTCTATCCGAATTATCTACAGTTATAGTTTTTCCCGTACCATCAGTAGTAGTTAGGTCAGCCTGAGTAGCTCTCCACCAAATACGGCCACGTCTGTATCTATCATCAGACGGGGATTTTCTATGACCATTAGGCATGTTATTTAAATCACTACCTGCAGTAAATGGAAGACTCCATTTGTGCGGCGGAAGATTCCATTGATATTGATTAGGGTCTTGAGGCGGAGCTGGCACAATTACCTCAGTTCCAGGTTTTGTTATAACAGGCGGTGGAGCCGCTATCTCGCCAGCACCGGGCACGTAATAATAAGGCAAATCTAAAGTTTCAGAAGTTCCTTGCTTAATTAAGTGAACTTTTGTCCCTACAGTGTGGTAAAGCTGATTTGAGTTTGCATTATTAACCATACTAGAACTGAGTTCATGCATATAGATAAGGTAATCACCATTAGCATCAGCATTTGCTCTATATAATTGGACAACATCCTTACCTTGCTTAATTCTGTCAAACTCAAACCCCTGAACAGAAATAGAGAGAGTATCTGAAACCACACCAAAATTCTTATAATCGTATCCATTTCCAAGTTTGTAGATATATCCCTTGGTACCGCTACCGGCTTTTCCGCCACTTCTGTCTGCTCCATTAGAGCTTGTATTTCCAGACATTATCTACTTACAGCCTCTCTGATACGCGTATCCTGAGTTATTATTCGTTTAATTTCTTTAGCCAAAACAGTTTCATTGATACTGGCATTTTGTGGCAAATTAATATTTACGACAACGCCTCCATAATTAGTTGTAGTAGTTTCCAGAGGAGCACCCTGGCCATAACCGCCGCCTACACTTCCACGACTAGGTAAATTATTATTTAAAAAGTCATGCGGATTGTATAATTTACCATTATCGTCTTGAACGCCTAAATGTAGGTGAGCACCAGTTGCCGAACCGGTTTTTCCAACTTCACCTATTTTTGTACTTAATCCAACCGATGTTCCCTCAGCAAGAGCACTTCTGCTCTTCATATGGCCATATATCGTACTGTAGCCGTTAGGATGACGAACAACTAAATAGTTCCCCTTACCATTAGGTTCATATTTATTTGCCGCAACTTTTCCACCAGCTACTGGGAATAAGCTAAGGCCTTCTTTAGCCCCATAATCCACCCCATCATGGATATCTGTATGCTTAATTCCTTTTAGGTCAGTGTACGTTCTACGAACATTGTAATCACTTGTAATTCTATGAATAGCAGAATCTCTAAAAGCATCGTCAATAACTAAACCAGTTTCAGCAGTTGCTTTACTAAATAATCCACCCAATGGTACCCCCATACCAAAACCTCCACCCAAGGGCTTATCACTAACAACGCTGGGTTTTTTCCAGTTAGGGCTATTTAGATTGTTATAGTCCGAACCGTAACCTACTTTCATAAAATTCTTTATTTCATCCGGACTTAATTTATGCTGTGCAATTGCATCTACAACTCCAGCAACAAGAAATGCTGCGGCTAATGGTACAGCTAAATCTATAGCCGCTGAGCCTAGTCCGGTAAATATACCGCCTAAGTCACCGCCGGCACCAGATTTAAGCAAACTACCTAGACCACCTAAAACATCTCCACCGCCCCCATTACCAGCACCAGCAATTGTCTCTAAAAATGTGCTTGCAGTTACCGCACCACTAGCGACCCCTCCCAAAATAGGACCTAAGTTAGCTAATGTACCAGAAATTGAAGATATAACTGTATTTCCACCCATTATTCCAGCAACACCGGCCCCAGTATATCTATTCATAAAATTATATGACTGATACTCTCTATTAGCTACGCTTTCTGTAATCCCAGGTCTAGCACCTGATGCAAGTAACTTACCATTATTTACATCAGTTGCTCCTCCTTGTGCCGCAAACTGAAATAGATAAGCAATAATTGATTGTCTAAGAACTGGGTCTCCAGCAAAATACTGGTTTAGTAGCATGTCTAAAGACATACCAGGTTGCAAAGAGTAAGAAAGGTCAGCTTGAGTAATTGCTGCACTTCCACCAGTTTTTGTTCTACTTATTGTTTTCCACAAGTCTTTAGCAATATCTTCAACACTTCTCATATAACCCTGCGGGTCACGAACTTGAATACCAAGCATACGAAGTTTATTTACACTAGCACCTTGGTTTAATGCCGCTACTGCGCCCATACTGGCCTCTAAACCAGCTCCTGGAACAACGTTAGAAACGTTTGCTACGCTTCCTTTTACTGTTCCATAGTTTGATAGTCCTGGCATAAAACCCATGCTAGAGCCAGCCATAACAGCATTAGCTGCGTCTAGATTACTAATGGCGGTACCATAGTGCATCATGTTGCCCATAGTATCCGTAGCTATTTTTTTAGTAGCATCGGAGGTATTACCTGCGTTAAAGAACCCAAATCTATTTATTGCAATATCATTGGTAATGTAATCGGCGGGAACCAAAAGTTTTGCAGCCCCAGTAAGGGCTGCACTACCCATGGTGCTAAGAGCGCCTTTCCAGTCAAACTTGCTGCCATTACTTCCTTGAAGGAATCCGCTAGAAGAACGACCACCAACAGGAACAGTCCCACCGTCCACAAAAGACATAGAACTGCCAGCAGATGAACCGCCGCCGCTAGTGCCACCAGGAAAAGCGTTCCTTAAGTTAGTGGAGATGGATTTAGTGCGGCCTTCAATCTTTTCGATTATCTGGTCAAGCTTACGATAATTTTCAGTAAGGTCAGCTACTAAACGACTTGCTTTTGAGCCGCCACTGGTGTTTCCGGGACCGCCTAGGTTCAATCCGGATTTAATATCATCTGGCATACTTACTCGCTTTACTTACCTCTGGCTGCTCTATGCAGCCAATTTTTACGTTCTCTTACTGAAAGCTCTCTAATGTCAGAGAGTGTCCATCCTGAAAATGCTCTGGCTAATACTTCGTATTCATCGAGTAGTTGTTCGTAATCTTTTTCTTTATAGACGAAACAAGTCAGCTAACGACAGTGGCATAGGAATTTCCTCGCCGCAAGCCTCGCAAGTCGTCTTCACCTCCCCGAGGCGTGGGCCCGGGTTATTAGCAATAATCTCATTAACAATTGCCTCACGGTCAACCATTCCAAGATTTAAAGCAGAGGTGGCACCTAATGACGGATTACCATTAATAGACCTAATGCAGCCACCTAGAAGAATAGTGTTTAACTCAGATACCGTTTTATCTGAGTTTTCAATAAGCTTCTTTTGAACCACACCGGTAGGTAGAGATACTTCAATTATTCCATGCTTTTTAGATGTGTAAGTAAATGTTCTACCATTGATTGGGTCATCAAGGCTTTTTACCGGGATATCTTCAACTAGGTCTACTATGACATCCAAATCCGTTTTACAATGAGGGCACGGAAATTCAAACTCAATAGTATCGCCAAAGGTAACACGTCTGATACCTAAAAGAAGGGCATCTCGGTCGCCACTAAGTAAGCTATCAATTTCACTTTTTGTAACCGGGTTAGTACCGATAGATACCACACCACGCTGCAACATTGCAGCTAATGCTCTACCCACAGACCCCGCCTTTGAGATGGCTTCTTCATCAATACCGTTAAGTTCTCGAACTTCAGCATATTTGATTACAGAACCATCTTCAGAAATAAAACCGCCTGGCAGTATTACTTCTGAATTAGACGGGGCTACAGTAGTAACCTCAGTCACATTAGTTTTATTAAGTTCTTTGACAGCCTCAGCAATTGCTGCTGGATTATCAGTTGTATTATCAACCATATTTATGCTCCTAATTATTTATTTATAGTTTACCAGATTTAAGTTAAAGTAGCAGGGACGCTTGAACCAAAGTCAGCTAGCTGAACAGAAAGGCCTTCGTGCACCAAACTCATGGTTTCGTACATTAACTGGTTGTCAGTAGCGTTTAGGGACGAATAGTTTAGATTTACAATAAAAGCATTGTGAACAATGAACTTCATTTTGTAAGCCGAAGTGCTCAAAATATCACCGGCAGAGATTAGCGGAGTTCCAGTAATTGGATGGTCAAGAACATAAATGTCCATATCGCATCTAAAGGTAGAGCCGTCTACACCAGGAATACCTTCACCGGAAGCTGCAGCAAATAGCTGCTTCATCCAGTTAATTCCCTCAGACTGACCAAGAATTACTCCTCGGTTTAGAGTAATTTGAGAGAACGATGTCATTCCTGGAACCTGGTGCAGGGTAGTATTCATACCGCCCTCTCGGTAGCTAATGCTGTTGGTGCTAATGTTTAGTCCATCAATGGAGCTAAACCCGCCCTTGAACTTCAAGAAGCTGCTAGTACCAGCCGCAGGAGAACCTGGCACACCAGGGTCTCCAGTTACACGAAAGTCAACTATGAACCTAAAATTTCTTAAAGGGTCAGTAGCCAGCTTTGAAAAGCGTGAAATTGCGCTTTGTGCCATTTATTTTTCCTCCTATAGGACTGTTACAACAGAGCCACTGTCGTATTGGCTAATACGGATAACAATGAATTCGGCAGGGCGCTGTAGGGCTACACCGATTTCAACGTGAACTTCACCAGCGGCGATGCTTGACACAGTGTTGATTGTAGAGTCACACTTTACGAAGAACGCATCCTGTGGAGTTGTTCCGCGCAAACCACCAGCCTGCCAGAAGTTAATTAGGGTTACTTCACAAGTGGTCTTAATTCTGTTCCACAAACGCTGGTCATTAGGCTCAAAGACAGCGAAAGCAGTTGCATCAGTAAGTTGCTTGCGAAGTTGGATTAGGCTTCTCCTTACAGATACATACTTGTTATTGTAAGAAGTACTTAGGGTTCTAGCTCCCATAACTACAATTCCTGAACCAGGGATGTAACGGATAGCATTTACCGGAGTTGCGGTAGAGAAAGTGCTGCTGCTGCTTCCAGTGTTCAAATAATCTAGTTCTGTACTAGTTAGCTTAGCTACAGACACTACGCCTGAAAGTCTTGCTTCTAGACCAGCTGGGGACTTAAATACGCCTCTAGATGAGTCAGTAGTAACATACTTAGCGGCAACTGCGCCACCAGGATAGGCAGTAACTGTTGCTCCAGGCGCACTTGAAGTTAAACTTGGAATTGTTAAGTTGGGGAAATAAACCGCTCCAAAACCAAGTGCTGAAGAACCTCCGGAACCACCGGTATAGGTATTTGCTAGGTTTAATTGGCTTACCGCATCTGTAGTAACCTGCGTAGGGTCAATGATTACAAACACATCTCCACGGCTATACGCGTAGTTTAAAAGGTTATTAACGTCGTTTAGTGCGGTAATACCTGGAGCGTTAAGCAAGATAGGAGAAGGAATAACATCCAATTTAGCTAGCGAGGATGTTGCAGCTACTGCAGTGTTATTTACAGAAGTTCCATCTGTACCACCAGTAAATGGAGTATTTACAAAGGTTAAAATAGCTCCAGCACTAATAGTGGCATTAGCGCTAAGGGTTATTACCTTAGTGCTTGAGTTATAAGCGCTTACCTTTGTACCAGCAGCAACACCGCTTCCGTAAACATACATACCAACGCTAAGTCCTGTAACATCAGCACTAAGAGTAACGCTTGTGCTAGCAGTAACCTGAGAAGCAACCGTACCGGTTAGAGCAACTAAATTAACAGAGAGCGGGTTATTAGCGTTGGTAAATTTGTCAGCCGTGTGGTTTGCAGAGTTAGGGTCAGATGCCACTACATAAGCAGAAGATGCATTAACGATAGTAGGAGCATATGACGAATCTGTGGCAAGCATAGTTAAATCAGAGAAACGCTCCACAATAAACCCGGCGGTAGTTCCACCAGAGTAAATAGCCAAGTTAAAGTACTTACCTGGATAAGCTCCGCTAGTGGTAGAGCTTGAAATCTCATAGTAAAGAGAGTTGCTCCATACACCAGGGTTCTTAGCAGTAAGAGTAAGTTCTGACCTAGCAGTATTGTACGCTGTAACGGTTCCTGCACCAGTAATAGGGGCAATAGGAGCCAATGGATTTACTACTGTAAAGGTAGTTGTAGTTGGAACTGCTGTTACTACAAAGTTACCATTGTAACTAGCGGTAGAGGTAGTTCCAGCAATTACTACTGTTTGACCAACAAGCAAGTTGTGAGCAGCAGAAGTAGTAAGAGTTGTAGTAGTTTGACCTACAGGGGCTACTGCACCAGCAACAGTAATTGCGCCAGGGTTAGAACCAATGTTTACAACTAGAGTAGTTCCAGTAGTACCGGTTTGCGTAACCCAAGTTCCGTTATATCCGGCAGGGGTAACACCGGCAATAGTAACAGATTGACCAACGCTAAAGTTATGGCTTGCAGTAGTAATAGTTATGTTAGTTGTTCCAGTTGGGGTTTGAGTTGCAATACTGTAACTAGTAACAGGAGTTTGAGCCGCAAGCGTAGCAGTGTTTCCAGCTGTAGTGCTTCCGTAGATAGTTACAGATGAGGATACTGGAGTTCCAATAATTAAGGTAGTGTTAGCCGGAACTGAAGCGCTTTGGCTTAGAGTCAAAGTCTGGCTTACTACGTTTGTAATAGTTGTTCCAGCAGGAATACCGGTTCCTGAAATAAACATACCGGTAGAAATACTTCCAGAGTTATTGCCATCAGAGGTAGGCAAGGATGTAGCCGCCGCGACAACTAAAGAGGTGCTAGCAGTAGTAGCAGCTGTAGATACCGCAGTAATGGTAGTAACAACACGCTGAATGTAGCACTGGCTTCCTCCATTTGCAAAGAACAAGTAGACTGCTGTTGGCACGTCAACGTCCGCAGAGTTAGCTGATACATCGCCAAATAGAGTGGTGAACTGTGTCCATGAGGTTACGAGGGTAGCCTCTAGTGGACCCTTAACCAATGGCCCCATAAAGGTGGCTACTGCGGTGGTTCCGCTTCCGACTACTGGTGGAGTGCTTGCTACTTCTTCTAGGTACACTCCGGGGCGGTTATAAGTCGCCATAAGATTTTCTCCTTAAATGATTAAGTATTTATCAAATATTAAATAGGTTGTTTTCCGGTTGGGATATGGCTTGTCTGCGTTTGATTAATTTTTATAGTTGCCGCTTCTTTACTATTTACGTAAGAAGCAACGGTTCCTTCGCTTGTCACCGTTACAGTGAACACACTTCTATATAATCTTCGATTATCTTCAATGGTATCACGTTTGATGAACTCTTCGAGCGTCAAATGGCGGTAAGAAGTCTCGGTCCCAAGGTCATTAGGGACGGCTAAATAACCGCGTTTTGACACAAAAACTTTATTTAAAAGATGAGCCAAGATAGCCCTATCGTGTCTAGGGTGTCTGGCATAACTGGTAATTTGATAGGTTAAATCCCAAGTAACCGGAATTTCGTAAGAATAGGCATAACCTGCGGTAGGGGCTATAGTTCCCTGAAGGTCATTATCAACAAACATGCCTGATTGCTGCCTATAAGTAGCGGGGCTAAAGTCAATAAGCTCTATGGTGATATAGGGGTAACTTTGGGAGCGGGATTCAATGTCTGGATTTGCAAACCAAACGCCTACTTGTCTAGCTGCGTTCTTTTCATCGGCAACCGTAATGCCGGTTAATAAGGTTTTTAGAGCTTGGTCCTCACTTAGTATAAAACTCACGGAAGCACATCCCCATTAATTAAATAATTTAAAGACCACTCAGAAACCTTATTATCAATAAGATTAGAGTGTTTATTTAAGAAGGTCCTAAAGATAGGATTAGGGGCAATTTCCTCAGTGCCGTACTCTAAATCATTAATTTGATTCGCATATTTAGAGTCATACTTAATAGATATAGAAAGCTTATCTACAGTTACAAATAAGGTTTTTGCTATTTTTGCTGGCCACCCTGCTCTAATAGCATCTCTAATTAGCTCTTTTGTAAGTGAGGTTTCAAGTCCAGAAAGGGAGGTAAGAGAGGATTTTCTAAAATTAACGCCCATTATTCCGCCGTATCACTTGACTCACTAGAGCTGCTATCATAGGTAATTTGCTAACTGGAAAGCCATCAGAAAAACCTAAGAAGAACTTTTTATCCGAAGATTTAGATATCTTGGACTTAGGGTCCTTGTCAATACTTGACATGTCAGTCTCCATTGGAGTAAGCAAAATACAGCGCAAATTTGGTTCAGCCCCAGCATAGGGCCACTTCTAGAATAAAAGAAAACCCCCCTTGCGGGGGGCTAAACTTTTAATTATTTCTTTTTAGCAGGAACTGTTTTCTTGACCTTTTTAGCCAAAGCGGCATCCATCTTTTTGTCTTCCTTTTTAGAAGGATTCTTCTTGTCCATCTTTTCATCAGCCTTCTTAAAAGCGGCTTTTTGCTTAGGACTCATACCCTCCATGGTCTTCTTGTCAGCCTTTTCATCAGCTTTAGAGCCAGACCAAGATTTCTTTTGGTCCTTCCACTCCATAGTGCACTTTAGACCTTTTTTACAGCCGGCGCACTTACCACATTTGTGTTTTGCCATTATTTCTTCTTTCTCTTAGAGGCGTTCATGTTATCCACTAGGTTAGGATAAGGTCTGCCAGCAGCCTTAGCCTTAGCTTTAGCGGAAGCTTTTTGCTTTTTGCTTAAGGGTTTATCTTTTTTAGAAGGGTCCTTAGTTTCCCACACCGGTTTTTTAGCCATTATTTATCCTAAATTTACGCAGGAACTTGCTTAGTAAATGTAGTGTAAAGAGTTAAAACAGCCAGGTTAGGCGTAGCGTTTGATACGACATATAGGTTATCCTGCGGTGTAATAGCGATGGTCAAAGAGTTCTTTGACGTAGCTGTTCCAGCATGTAGAACATATCCGTAAGCTGTAGTGGTAACAGCTGAACTTCCAATATAAATAAGGTCAGTTGAAGTGGTGCTTAGGTTTTGTAGAACCAAGGTTGCTGATGTCCAAGTGCCATCAACGGTAGGTCCAATTCTAGTGGCAGTTCCACTAGTAGCAACTATAGATTGAGCTACAGCCATTATTTTTTGCCTTTCTTAGCTTTTAAACGTTTTGACATAGCAGCAGCCTTTTTCTTAGCGTCTGCTTTTGAGGATGCTCCCCAAGCCTGTAGGCTTAGAAGAAGTCTTGTAGGCTCTCCATTAGGCTTTCTTTCAGGGCCCGGCATATTACCCATACGAGCCAGGAAAGAGGCTCTACGGGGATTGTCGCCGCTTTTTACCGGTGCTTTAAGGTCAGACCCAGGATTAGCCCTTTCATAGGATTTACGGCCCTTTTCATTAAGGCCACCTTTAGGGTTCTTACCGGCTTTCTTTTGCCACGATTCACTAGCCATTATTTTTTCTTCTTTACTTCAACAGCTGCCTTAGCAATAATGGCAACAACAGAGATAATAGTTACGCCCACAATAAGTAGTATTCCAGTGTAATAAGGTAATTCAATAGTCATTTCTTTTTCTTCTTTTTAACTTTTTTAGGAAGAGCTTTTTGGTTCGGAGTTTCCTTAGCCCAACGTTTAGCCATTTCTGGTTTAGTAGCAAACATCCATTTTTCCTGCTGTTTAGATTTAAAAGGCATTATTTACCCTTTTTAGCAACTGGCTTTTTAGCAACTGGCTTTTTAGCAGCTGGCTTTGCAGCAGCCGGCTTCTTAGCCGCTGGCTTTGCAGAAGTTTTACCGCCCGCTGGTTTTTTAGGTTTTGCAGGAGTTTTAGGAGTTTTAGAAGGAGACACTCTAGTAACCGAGCCGGATGCTGGAGGGCCAGGCTTAGCTTCAGGCTTAGGAACCCCGTGTTCAACAAGACTAAACTTTGGATTTAATCCAGCTTTTTTCATCCAATCCAGCTCATTGTGAAGCCTAACTACGTCCCACGGCTTTCCTAGCGGATTGCCAGCTTCTGGGTCGGCTGCCTTAGACACACCCATAAGTTCACCTTTATCATTGTAGCTATGGATAACTCCCATATGAGTATCCTCACCATAAGGCGGTGTCCAGTTGTTGACGCCCCCTGATACACCGGTTTTTTCTGATGCATCCGCTTTCTTTTTTGCCATTTATGTCTCCTATTAAGGTTGTGCGTAAGCAAGGAACTGGACATCATTAACAAGCTCATCTGGAGCCAGCTGACTGCAGTCCATAAGTACAAGAGTGTGTCGGTTACCGACCAAACCTGCAGGTTGAGTTTTAGTAGGCCTATATACTTCGTTCTTAATAACTATTCTATACTTATCTACTAGGTCAATACTGGATTTAATAAATCCTTTATCATCAAATAAATCTGGCGCAACTCCCATTAAATCATCTACGTTTATAGTTAAGTGTAGGCTGTCCGTGTTATAAAAACCTCGGTCATTTAGTGCGCTTGTACCTTGACCAATCATAGTCATTACAATAGGAATATACTTAGGTCCAGACCAAACACGACCAGCTCCTACAGGCTCTACGTCATAAATTGGGTCAGTGGTTGATAGAGCTGAATTAAAAGTCCACCACTGCGCTAGCAAACCAGTAGGGTTAGTGCGGTCAGCGGTTATACCTTCGCTAACCGCATCTTGCTCAAAATCGGTGTCAAAACGTCCACCTGGTGTGTAAGCGCGCATAAGTTTATTTTATCCTAATAGCGCTTTAATTTCTTCATCAGTTAAGCCTAAAGCAGCAAGTTTTGCCAAAGCAGATTGTCTTGCTAACTGTTGTTTAGTTGGTTGCGGGTCTTCAACTTCGTATTCTTCAATAATGTTGTTGTTTGGTTTGCTGGGGTCGAAACCGCCTTCACCATAAATTGTTATTTGCATTTTAGAATCCTAACCAGACTGACCCTACCATTGATAGCAATGTTGTTCCAGCAAATGTTGCGGGCAATGTTGAGGTTCCTGTTTGTCTCCATGCAATGTTTTGGACTGCGCTGAAGCTCGCGGTGGTTGCTGTCGGTATAACCATAGACATTGCGCCTGCGCCTGCACCAGTGAAAGTATTTGATGTAACGCCAAGAAGTTGTGTGTTTCCTGCGCCTGCGGTTTGAAGGTATCCAATCCAATATAAACCTGCCGATAATGATTGGGAGATGGTTATTGTTTTAGCTCCTGCGGTTGCGGTTGTAACCGTGCCCGCATCAAGTAATAATGTACCCGGATAATCTCCGCCTGCAGCATTGTTGTAAATGCCGAGCCTGATGACTCCGCCTGTGGTTCCTGTCTGCACTTGGATTGTGATTCTGATTGCTGTCGCGGTTGCTGCAAGGTAGAAGGGCTGCAGTTCAAGGTTGTTTGTAATTGCTGACGCTATGGCTACGCTTGCCGAACTGTCTGTACCAAGACTTGAGTAATAATAACCTGTTTTGATTACAGGTCCAAATGGTGTTCCGCCGCCACCAGCAGGTGTAGCCCAACTTCCATCGCCTCTAAGGAATGTAGTGTTTGTTGCACCTGTGGTTGGAAGAAGACCAAGGTTATTTGAAGAATCAGTAATAACAACTTTGACTGGGTTAGTTGCTATAACTGATGTGGTCATTGTTCCACCATTTAGCACATTGCCATGTGTATGGCTTGATGTTGCATAAGCAGTAGATGCAGTATAGGCAGCAGTTCCTAAACCAGTAACAGCAATGTTGTCTTGAATACCGCCAGAAGATGCGGTGAGCTTTAATGTTCCGTTAGTAGTTCCAGACGCAAGCGTGTATGCGTTAGGGT